ATGACTAAGAAAAAAGCCCACAAACCTGGATCAGCCACCATTGCGCTGAATAAACGCGCCCGTCACGAATACTTTATCGAAGATGAATACGAGGCTGGTCTCGCCCTGCAGGGCTGGGAGGTCAAATCCCTGCGTGCAGGCAAAGCCAACATCGGCGATAGCTATGTCATCCTGAAGGATGGCGAGGCCTTCCTGTTCGGCGCCAACTTTACGCCTATGGCCGTGGCTTCCACCCACTATGTCTGCGACCCGACGCGCACCCGTAAGCTGCTGCTCAACCAGCGCGAACTCGACACGCTGTACGGCCGCATTAACCGCGAAGGTTACACCGTCGTCGCCCTGTCGCTGTACTGGAAGAACGCCTGGTGCAAAGTGAAAATCGGCGTCGCCAAAGGTAAGAAACAGCACGACAAGCGTACCGACCTGAAAGATCGTGAATGGGCGCTGGATAAGGCGCGTATTATGAAGCACGCCGGACGTTAATTTCCCCTCCCAGAGGGCCAGCTCTCGCTGGCCCTTACGCTATATCCTTGTTGATGCTGCTTTTTCGTCCACCCTGCTGAAATAATCCTGCGTGATGGGGCTGGTAACGACATTCACAAATCTGTTATACTTGACCTACACATTGGGGCTGATTCTGGATTCGACGGGATTTGCGAAACCCAAGGTGCATGCCGAGGGGCGGTTGGCCTCGTAAAAAGCCGCAAAAAATAGTCGCAAACGACGAAAACTACGCTTTAGCAGCTTAATAACCTGCTCTGAGCCCTCTCTCCCTAGCTTCCGCTCTTAAGACGGGGATCAAAGAGAGGTCAAACCCAAAAGAGATCGCGTGGATGCCCTGCCTGGGGTTGAAGCGTTAAATCTAATCAGGCTAGTTTGTTAGTGGCGTGTCTGTCCGCAGCTGGCAAGCGAATGTAAAGACTGACTAAGCATGTAGTGCCGAGGATGTAGGAATTTCGGACGCGGGTTCAACTCCCGCCAGCTCCACCAAATAAAACAAGGGGTTACGTGAAAACGTAGCCCCTTTTTTTTGGACCGTGGCGGCAAAATGGCGGCAGACATTTAACCATGCAAAGGACTACTGATATGAAAAAATCTCTTTTGATGCTGTTACTCTTGGCTTCATGTAACGTTTTCGCCGACAAGATCCCTGACTCGATAGAAAATTTAATTGCTGTATTTGACACAAGGACGCATAGCCTAGAAAGCGGAGTACTCTCGATCAAATACAGCAAACAGAAGTTGCACATTGATGCAGCTGATGCAATGTTTGAAGGCATTTGCACTGACCTATCAATGCATAAGTGGAAACCCGAAACAATTAAGAAGATTAGGTTACTCAACGTCTCACTTGATCAAGGTTTTGAGATAGATGCTGGCGGGGCTGAATGTAAAAACACGGGCAAGATGACTTTTGATGAAGCGCGGGCTTACAGGCAAAGCTTTATCAAACCTATTCCGTAAACCCTCTTCGATTTGTAGGTTAAAAGCTCAAAAATTCATATGCCCCTGCCCACTTGTTGCCGGATGCGGCGGGGCGTTATCAATTACACCTGGCGTCATGATGAACCTCACGACGGTTTCGTGAGTAATAAATGTAGCACCGCAATTGATGTTCTGGCACTGACAATACCGCTCTTTTGTCTGGTCTGTTACTCGAAAGCTACTTCGTGTATGCGCCGCATGTCCGCATTTTGGGCAATTCATCATTTCCGTTTCTCCGCCGCCGCCTCTGAAGTCGCGTTAATAATACACAATATCAATATAGAGAACCAATTATTCAATATTGAGATCATCTATTTTCACTTCCAGTTCGATGCTGGTCGTGAATCCGCTATCCGGGTTGACCGTGTGCGTTAACGTTGTGATGGTCCATTCCGCATCATCAATAGGCTGTTTAAAACCGCTGACCTTAACGGGCATTTCCGTATAGAGATCCGCGCGGCCTTCTGCCAGCTGGAGAGAAAATGACGCCACACCGCGCTGCAGCCGCTCCCAGTTCATTTTTGCTGCCCGTTCTGCATTACTGCGGTTCGCATAGGTACGGTTCAGAACAAGCACATTCTCATCCGTACCGACCAGGTAATCCCCCTGCTTTGCTTCCGGCTCTTTGGGTTTTGTCGTCCTCCGGCGGCGCTTCACCTTTGCCGTTTCTTTCTTTTCCGGTTCCCGGGTATGCAGCCAGTGAGCGATAACACCCGTATATGCTCCCCTGTCAGCCAGGCTAAACCGGTGACTGTCTCCGTCCTTACGGGTAATAGTGATGACCGGCAACGGTTTACCACTTGCTGTTTTCCCCTGCCCCTGCCGGATAAACAGCAGATTACCTTCCTTGACTGAGGCAATCGCGCCATACTGCCGCGCCAGCTTCATTAAAAAGCTGGCGTCGCTTTCGTTGGTCTGGTCCAGGTGATCCAGCGCCATCGCAGCAACATCATTTCCTATAGCAACTTTAAGGCTGTGCCGCGCGGCAATGTCTTTCACCACATCGCCCACCGTCGTTTTGTGCCAGGACTTCTCACGCCGGACATTCAGCGTTTCCCTGAAATCAGCACTACGGGCACGGATTGTCAGCCTGTCCGGGCTACCGCTATGCTCTATTTCGTCAACGGTAAACTTACCTTTTGAGTACAGCGGCTCGCCTTTCCATCCCAGCGCCAGAGAAATCACTGCGCCACGACGCGGCATAATTACCAGGCCGTCGGCGTCGTCCAGCTCCAGATCAAGCTGGTCAGCTTCAAATCCGCGGTTGTCGGTCAGTGTCATACCCAGCAGACGTTTATCCAGCGTCTGCGTGGCATCTTTGCCTTCAATCACGATCCGAAAGGCCGGGGTCTTGCTTCCGAGGTTGAGTAAATCAGCCATCTCGCTCACTGCAGCAACCCTCCTACCGTGGATCTGATGTTCCCTACTGCGGCGGCGGCAGAATCCTGCAGACTGCTAAGCTGATCGCTCAGACTGCCGAACATTTCAGACAGGGACTCATCCACCCGTTTAAGCCCCAGCGAAAACTCTATTTTCCTGGCTTCCCCACTGGCGAAAAATTCCGTTTTCGTCTGGTTAAGGCTCTCAATCACATACATGCCGTAGATAGTCCCACCACCCTCGATCAGCGGCCACGCCTTCCCCTGCTCTGCCATCAGCTCCAGCGCCAACAACGACAACCGGCCGCCGGTCACTTCCGGCATGAGGACGCCGGAGAGCGTCAGCTGATCGTTATCTGGCCCCAAAAATTGCGTTGTCGGACGGCGATTAACGCGGTTGTTGGTCACATGGCGCCAGTTCCGCTGATACTGCAGTTGCTGATAGGGAACCGTGCGCAGCTGAAACACAAACAAGCCCAGGACCATCATCATGAATCGTACCCCCCTTGATCACTGAAATTGCTGTGGGCCTTCGCCTTCATGCGTCGCTCGCGCGCATCAAGCTGCCGTGCAACTTCCTGCGCAATATCCTGCGCGCTCTGACCGGGCAGAGCCTGGATAATAATTTGCGCATGGGTTTCAAACTGGAATACAGGCTGGCTGCCTGCTGGCTTATCAGTTACAGGACGGTATGAAGCTGCCGGCAGACTCATGGGATGAAGTGGGGCGGCCTCTGCTGGCATTGCTCCCCCCATCATTCCGGCGACTACGGACGCCAGCGCGGCCGTTCTCCTGCGGCTGGTCACATAGGCCGGACCGTTAATCAGCTCCGGGCCATTCTCGCCAGCAATACCCACCTGCCCACGTGGAATATAACCACCGCTGTCATACATCCCCGCGAAAAATCCTGGGGTCTTTTTCTGCGGTGAGGCGCCCTGCGAATTATCGCCGCCGGTCATCCAGTCCGGGAGATAGCTTTTGACCGATGCCAGCTTGCTCTTAAGCGTTTCCCATTTCTCATTGATACCACTCAGGATGCCGTCAATAATCGCCCCGCCCACCGCTTTAAATTTTGCGGGCAGCGCGGCAACATCACTCAGAATTTCATCCCATTTGCTGCTTATGGTCTGCTTAATCACAGCCCAGGCTACTGACACCCCTGACGTGATGGCATTCCACAGTGCTTTAAACTTCGGCCCCAGCGTTTCCCAGTTCTGCCAGATATAGATGGCTCCCATCGCAATCAGGCCAACTATCGCCAGAATGGGGTTAGCCATCATCAACCGGCCTAACCAGATGACCGCCTGGCCTGCGCCGCCAATTACTCTTGTGACCAGACCAAACGCAGAAGCAAATTTCAGCTGGAGAATGCCAGCACTTACCCGCACTACCGCCATAGGACCCAAAATGGATGCCAGGGCCAGTGACACCACACCCGCTGCGGTAGCTACCACGGCAAATACGGCCGCAATTTTAAATAGCGCCGCCGTCAGTTGCGGATGACGCTTCACAAAACCATCCAGCGCGGACGCCAGATTACCCAGCCAGTCAGCAATATTTTTAAGCACTGGCGCGACGGTTTCGCCGATGCTCGCCATAGCGTTAGTAAAGGAGCCGCCAGCGGCTTCCCATTTGTTGCCCAGGGTATTAAGCGATGCATCGACGCGCTCACGCAAGGTTGCCTGGTTCTCCAGCTTCGCTACTGTTTCACGATAACCAGACATCCCTTTACTGATCATGTTATTTAATACCTTTAGCGTTTCGGCATCATCACCAAAAACCGTTTTAAGTGCCGCAAGCCTTTGCTCTGTGTTTAATTTTTTTAACTTTTCAAGCTGGGCAAATAGCTTATCCAGTCCACCAAATTCCCCTTTTCCATCAGTAAAATCTAATTTGACCCCTGCTCCTTTAATTGAGGCATTGGCTTTATTAACTTTTTTGGTATCCATGACAGCCTGGAATATTTTACGGTAGGCATTCCCTGCTGACTCGCCAGCCATCCCCATCTGATCCGCCATCACCAGCAATGGTGCAAATACCTTCGTTGCCCCCAATCCCTTCTGACGGATAATATCCATTGCACTACCAATGTTCGAAAAACCCTGCAGCATATTGCCGGGGTCAACGCCCGCGTAATAACCCCGCTGGATCACATCCATCAGGCTCATCATGTCCTTTTCGGTGGTCTGCGTGGCATCCTGCAGTTTTGCGGCAAACTCTGCCGCCTCCGTCGGCGCCATTTGCAGCTGCACGCCAAGGTAAGCCGCCGACTCACCCAGCCCGCCCAGGATAACCTGCGCTGACATCCCCTGACGGCGTAACATGGTCATCATGTTCTGAAAGTCTGCCGTGGTGCCGGGCAGCCGGTCACCCAGGGCAATCGCCAGCTTGTTCAGCTTCAGGAACTCAGGCGCCACCTTTCCGCCCGGCCCCATCATTGAGCCTGCCAGCTGGTTTGCGGCGTTCTCTGATTCCGAGTAGGCGCGAATAGGCGCCAGCAGCGTCGCGCCCGTTGTCACCCCGGCGGCCATCATCCCGGCACCGTTCCCCGCCAGGTTGTTACGCACGTCGCGCATCTTGTCAGCTTTGGCCCTGATCGCATTCAGCTTGCGCTGGCGCTCGCCCACGTCCCGTAAGCGCCGCTCCTGCTCTGCCAGCTGCTGGTTATAGCGATCCGTTTCGCGGGTAATGCGGGCTGTTTCACGGGCACCGCCGCCCGCAGAGATGCCAAGGCGGTACAGCTCCGCCCTGGTTGCCGCCATCTGCCGCGTTTCCTGCTGCTGCTTTTGTTCCAGGCGTGATACGGCGCGCCATTGCGCCTCAAGCGCCTGCGTCTGTTTTTTCGTGGGGGATTCGAGCGCTGCCAGTTCGCGCGTCATCATCTGCGCACGCAGCCGCGCCTGGTCCAGCTCGTTGCTGGTCCGGTTCAGGCTCTGTGAGAGTTGATCAAAAGATTTTAACTGGCTCCCCGCGTCGTTAAGCCGTTTAAGCTGATCACGGGTCTGCCGGATGCCGGAGGCCAGCTCCTTCGAGCCAGCCAGCGCATTTTTTAAAGGGCGGGTGAGTTTATCAACCGCATTCAGAACCACCTGCAGGCGCAGGTTTTTATCACTCATCGCTGGCCCCGCTACGCATTATCGCTCTGTGCCGCCACTCCAGCACTTCCGTCAGCGGCATAACGTCAGTGACGGACGGCGGCCAGTGAAAGATCGTGGCGATATCCGCCACCAGGTCATCTACCGTCAGGCTGTCGGCAAATCGGCAAGTGCCGACTTCGGCAACAAAAAAAGGACCACCTCGACAGACATCGCGGCCAGGTCTGCCGGGTCGAGGTCCGCCATTTCCTGCGGGGTCAGCGTTGGTGTGGAGATGCGGGGGATCACGGTCATCATAGAGGCCACGTCCATCTCCATCACCGCCTGCAGTCGCGTACCGCGCAGCGCGCCGGATTGCGGCTTACGCAGCACAATTTCCGTAATCGTGGTATCACCGCGCTTAATCGGGCTATCCAGTTTCACCGTTGCTTCTGTTTTCTCACTCATGCTCTTTTCCTGTTATGGGTTGGCTGGCGCGACCTCGCGCGCCAGGAAAAAATTACAGACCGATGGCGTTACGGTGTTCTTCCATCAGATCAACACCATCAACAACTTCAATCATGTTGATCACATCGACCTCATAGAGCACTTCGCCGTTAATGGTCAGCTTTGCGTAACTGTTAACGCTGCTGACTTTGGTGGTATTGCTCTCGCCGGTTTTCCACTCGCCGGAGTCCACCTCTTTGTGGCGCCCACGGACGACCAGCTCAACGGCCTGCACTTCGCCGGTGTCGTCGCGCTGAATAGACCCGGTAAAGCGCAGCTGCACGCCGTCCACCGTGGCTTTGCCCATCTGTTTAAACAGAAGCGCCTCCGTACCGCCGATGGTCATTTCCGTATCCAGTGCGCCATCATCCAGCCCCAGATCGATACCGACTGAACCGGGCATGCCGCCGCCGCGGTAGTTTTCCAGCTTGCGGGTGAATTTCGGCAGGGTGACGGATTCAGCAATGCCCATCCAGTTGTTACCGGCGTTAAAAATATTCAGGTGTTTTAACTTGCGTGGTAAGGCCATGGGTCCCCCTTATGCGCTTACGCGGGTGGTGAAATCCACCAGGTAACGGTCAGTGATGCGCTGGCGCAGCATCAGGTTTTCCAGTGGCGGCACTGGCGTATAGTCGTAGTCGATCCAGAGTTTCCCGGATTTCAGCGTGTCTTTGTCATTCACACTGTCATCAATCCAGCAATCACCGCCGATGAGGTAGCCCTGATTTACCAGGCTGCGCATTTTGGCGCGGATACCTTCGATAATGTCGCGAGCCAGCGAAGGGTTAAGCGGCTGGTCCACCGCCCACATATGTGCCTCCGCCATGGTGTCTGCCAGCACCTGCGCGGTACGGGTGTAGTTTTCAAACTGGAATAACGGGTCATCGCTGAGGCAGCGGGAACCCCAGAAGCGGAAACCATCCTTGCGGATCAAGGTGGTGACGTCGTTCTGGTTCAGCAGTCCGGCATCGGTTGCCGGGTCCTGCAGATCCCAGAACACATCCGCAGACAAGCCGGTTACGCCGTTGACGCCCACGTTAGAAAGGGTTTTATGCCAGCCGGTCTGCTCGTCGATTTTTGCACGCAGACCCAGCGCACGGGCAGTGGCGTAAGCAGTCGCATCCGCCTGCAGCACCGTGTCAAAGTTGATGAAATCAGGCCAGATCAGCATCCCTTCTCGCTGACTGAAATTTTCGCGGTAGGCAATCGCTTCTTCCACGGTTTTACAACCGTAGGCAGAGAGGTACGCAAAGCCGCGCAGGCTCTGCGCCACGCTTAACAGTTCAGTGGAAACAGCCTGCGTGTCATGACCCGGCACACCAAGAATGCGCGGCTTCACACCCAGCTGCGACTGCGCCGAAAGCAGCGCTTTGATGCCCGTTTTCTTACCGTCAGCGGTTACGCCGCCGATAATATTGGAGGTGGTTTCCGCTTCGGTTTCGCCCTGGGCAACACGCACCACTACGGTGACGGGTTTTGCCTGGTCTACGATGGCGTCCAGTGAGCGGGCCAGCGTGCCGGACTCGCCCGCTTTGCCGCTGGCGGTCAGTACATCGGTAAGCAGAACCGGCTTATTGAGCGGGAACACGGAGGCATCGGCATCATCGCCGGTGCATACCATGCCCACAATCGCCGTACTCACCGTCGTGATAGAGCGGGTGCCGTCGTTAACTTCAACAACACGCACGCCATGGTGATAATCTTGCGCCATGAATGAATCTCCTGTTTAGGGGTTCACCCATGGTAGGGAAATCATTCACCGCAAGCCGTTGATGGCCGTTGTACCGTCAATAACACAACCGCAGACAGAAAAAAGCCCCTTATCGGGGCAGACTGATACCGGGATCAGGCAATGCGGCTCCAGCACATCAGCAGTGTGTGGGCTTCAACCACGCTGAACGATTTGCCCTCACCGAGGCTGGCTGTTTTGCCGCTGGTCGAGTGTTTGTGCGGCGGGATCGTGACGCCATGCTGATGGTCTTCTGCATAGTCGGTATAGTTCCACCCCGTATATTTCTGGTTATCCGTTCCGTGTGTGGCATCCTGCCAGGTATCCCCCGGCGCCCCATCCCCTGCCCTGTGCCGGTGCCTTCCGTTGCCCGATGTCGTCAGCTCCTGCTGCCCCTGTTCGCTGGTTTCGCCGGTCACGTCAATCTGAACGGCGGGCAGGTTGGCCTGCTGAAGTGTGACGTTATCGCTACCGCCGGCCTGCCCGACGTTCGAACCGTCAGCCTTGCCGACGCGGATCGTTTTGTTTTCGCCGGTGTACACCCATTGCGACCACGGCCAGCGCTCATTGGGATTGAGGTTCTGGTTAAAAAAGCGGGTAGTTCCCACCGGGTTATCATCTTCCCAGAAATCTCGCTTAGCAGCGGTAATGGCATCACTGATAACCTGTTTAATATCCGTATTGAGGGTTCCCACAACCGTGTCAGCATAGTCTTTAGCCTCAGATTTCAACCGGTTGACTTCATCAACCGTTGCCAGCACCACTGAATAATCAGTTGTTAGCTGCACGCTGGCCGTATCGATTACTGCAATCCACAGATTGACAGCATGAAGCCGTCCCGCTCCCTGAGACAGCAGCGGCTTGTAAGACGGCGGTACATTTGCAACAGCAAGACATTCTCCCTCTTCATTGTACAACGCCGCTTCTCTTACCCAGAACCCGCCGACCTGGGGCGGGATAATCATCTCAGCCCTGATAACATTTTCGGCCTGGTCTGCTATCACCAGTCGGTTCAGCCGGGCGCGAAAAATCTCATTAATCAGCCCGTCAGCCTCTGTGCCTGGCTCCTGGACACTACCGTTTCCGTCACCCACGCCCATAAAGGCAATGCTGACAGGCGTTCCGTTCAGTGCCGCCAGAGCAATCGCGTCCAGTCCTTTTTTCGTCAGTACGGTACTAAAACTAGATTCAGACATAACCGGCTCCCTTGAATTCTGTATTACATGATTTCATAAATACTTTCCGGTCTGTTCAGAGAATATCGGGTAACGCATTGTTTTCAGAAATAATGGACTCAATCCCCTCAACAATAGAGAGTGGTGATTTTCTGACACCCACCCCCCCCGCCATTTTTTACGGTGACCAGACCTGTTACTTTTCCCGACGCATTGTTTAGCCAGGCACATCCCGCCTGACTGGCTATAGTTCCTGCCGTATTGCCCGCCCTCATATTCCCGTCCATTATTACCGGGCCATACTCGGTGTCTCCGTATATGTCACACTGTGCAAATTCAATAGCCACCATCCCGCCAGAAATATTGTGGTTATACGTTCCGCCCCGGATAATCATTCTGGTTTTTTCATGATTCGATGCCCCCTGGGCTGATTGTCCTGGCTTGTCTCCGTTATAACTTCCGGTACAGCCATTAAGTATCATCAACCCCTCGCCACCGGCCGGGGAATGCTGCCCAAACCCGTCATTACTTATTCGCCGGGCTATAACACCGGTGCATTCAATGCGCTCATTCCTGCCCGTCCCGCCCACACCGGCATTAGCACAGTATTCAATTAACGAATCCCGGACACTCAGATATCCCGTACCTGCTGGCTGAGTCGAAAGACCGCAGGAAATACCGTTAATCATGCAATATCGAGCAACGGCATTACGCACAGTTAATAATCCAAACCCGATTGTCCCTACACCAAAATTTCGTTTTGAAATCTCTATTTTATGTAAATCTGGATGTGAACCGTCAGGAAGACGTACGTAAATAACACCGGCGGCATAACCATACTCCCCGACTCCTGGAACCGTCGGGGTTATTGTATTTTGTATCAGTTTTAAATAAAAATCATCGCGGTCAGCGACGGTTTCAGTCATTGTGGATACAACGACCTGCAAAACATCGGTATAGCCTATACTTTTCATATAAACAGGACCATTCCCGCCCCAGCCTGAATCATGTATTTCTGAACCGTAGATATGCCATGGTTCATCATCAACACCTGACAACACAACATCTTTTGATGTATTAAAAATAACTTCCTGCCGCAGCGGGTTGCTTTCAGGTGCACGGATTCTAATCTCATAATCTGCAAGACCTGAGCAAAGTTCGAGAGCCAGCGATAAATTATTCACCGGTTTATCTATGGATCCTGTTCCGGCTGGAGTTCCATTAACGGTATCCACATATAACGGGTTGGGCGGATAGCCCCGTAATACTGCAGGTACAGGAATAGCTGTTCGCCAGCTCTGGAAAACACTCATACATCGACCTTTGATAACCTTACTGCAAGTAAAACCATTGCAGTCGCTAACGTATCGTTTGCAGAGTCCCCGTTTCTCGTAATTCGGATAGTGGTATGCCTTGCCGGGTCTACGGGGAGATTTAGTGCAAGCTCAGTTTCGATACCAATATACGGTGTGGCATTTGCAGCTGCTACTGTACTGTAACCTGCTGGCGGCTTATTAAAAGATTCACCTTCGGCCCAGCTATGTACCTCGCCTGAAAAACTCACATCCCCATCATTTGCAATCAGATTTGACCAGACAAGAGATATTCTCATTCCTTCCCAATGCGATGGGAGATTAATTACTTTTGTTATGGATGATTTCGCACCATGCGATAGATGCCAACCCGCAATGCGTTGCGCAACCATACCATAAGTGGCACTCCCCGATGCAAGATCAAAGTCTTTCGCAGGGATAATAATAGAAGTAACAGCGTTAACCGGATCGGCATGCAATGAATTAATAGCCGTTCTGACTTGTTCCGCTATTTTCAAAGCGGAACCTGCAACAAGTTTAAGGTAGCGAGTACGGTTTGCGAGTGGAATACTCTGTGAGTTTGCCGCGCCCGTCATTCCACCTTCAACCTTCTGCGAGCGTGTGATTAGTGGAATATTATCTTCCCACTGCTCTTTCTCATTTATATTTCCCACAATCAACCCTCCGAAAAATTATTATTACCGTCATAGAAGATAGTCCCGTCATACATATAACTCCCATCAGGTTTATAACCCTTCGGATAAACTGTTATAACCTCACCGTCATATGACGCGGAGCCTCCCCACACCATTCCACGTATGCCGTTAGATAAAGTGAGCTGATATATGTGACGACTGACCGGTTTTGCATCGCCAATAATTCGCTCAAGTTCGGTAATCATCGGCTCGGTTATGCCTATTTCGTGGAGATCGATTTCAAGCCGGAATGTGCCTGCAGGGTCGGCCACCTCCCACCATTCCTCAAGGGTCATCGAATACCCCAGCCCCTCGATCACCCGCTTAACTGCCGCCACCGTTCCTTTGCGCTGATGGATCCAGAAAGCATCGCTGACCGCCTGCCGCTTAGCGGTTTCTATCCAGGTCTCCTCCCAGCGGTCAACGGAGAAAGCCCAGGCCAGATACGGGAGAAACTTTTCCGGGCATTTCCACGGGTTCCACAGGTCACGCAGCGGTACGTTTAAATCACTGATACCTGAACAGGCTTGCGCCAGCCTGCGCTCCAGCGTAGACGACCCCGGCGGTAACAGGCTGCTAGTCATCAGAGCCACCAATTTCTGCTTTAAAATCGGTGCAATATGACGCCTGCGTTTTATCTAACACCATGTCCGCCAGGGGCTTCATCAGCTCAACGCGCTGGACGCCCTGAACATGCAGAGCGGCATAGATCGCAGACAACCGCACGTCACGCCCCAGGCGACGCTGCTCGTTGATGTATGCCGCACCCTGCGCTTTCGCGGCCGCCAGGATGGGTTCCTTTGCCGGGCCGGGATAGACATAAAGAACCGCATCAATTTCATAGGGGACAATCTCAGCAGATCGGACACTCACCCGATCCGCCACCGGCCGTACAGCCTCATCATTCAGGGCCTCACCGACGACCTGCAGTAAGTCTTCCGGCGCAGTACCATCGCCGTCACGGGCCAGAATAGTCACCACGACTTCCGCCGGTGACGGGCTGAACGCCGACGCGTCCGCCACCCGACCATCCGAGCTAAGCGCGTGATATTCATAAGCACCGACTGGACCGGCAACGCTCATCCCCTCAAAGGCTGCCGGGATGCGCTGGCGATAATCCGCGTCAGATTCCATAACTGCCTCCGTGGGCGGCGTTGTGGTGTCATCTGCAGCTGTAATCACCCGGCGCTGTACGTTGTTATTCGCGCCTAAATTGTCCAGGTCATCCCCGCCGGAATAGGCCACCATCACGGCTTTCGCCGCCTCGTTAATCCGCTGGCGCAGCAGCAGCTCCCGGTACACATTTTCCTGCAGCATTTTCACCACCGGCTCAGACTCAAGCGTTAAGGTGCGGGCCACGGCCTCCTGTTCTTCTGCCGGAAATAACGCGACAAATTCAGCCTTGCGCTCAGACAGCAGGGTTTCAAAATCCGGCACATCCACAATTTGCGGCGGCGGCAGCTGGGAAAGGTCAATAACGGCCATTGTCTGCTCCTGTCGATACGGAAAGGGACACGGGCACGCCGTCATTACGCTGGCCTGCCAGCTCAATAACCATTGAGCCATCCATGCTACTGCTGTTAACCGTGATGGTGTCCAGCTGCAGCCGCGGCTCCCAGCGCCGCAGCGCCACATACACCGCAGCCATGATCTGCAGGCGCAGCGCCGGGTTTTGCGGGTGGTCAATGAGTGCTGAAAGCAGGGAACCATACTCCCGGCGCGCAAGCCGGCTCCCTTGCGGGGTCAGCAAAATGTCACGCACCGACTGGCGCAGGTGGTCAGTTTCCGTTATGGCTCTGCCGGTATCGCGGCTCATCCCGATATAGAGCGTCAAAATGGATCTCCGGTCGTTCCGCCACTGTCGCCAGGGTGTTTATGCTTATCAGCAACGACGCCGTTTGACGTCATCGCGCCGCCGCCGTGGGTCACATCGCCGTTCAGGATCACGTTGCTGTTAATACGGGTGGTGTCAGCCTCGATCACAAACTCACCGGTTTTGCAGGAGACAACCTGCGAAGACTCAATCAGCACGCTTTTCACGCCGCGAATTATCCAGCGCCCGGTGGCGGGGTCGTATTCGAACCAGCCGCCATCCTCGTATGCGGTCACGTCCGCACTTTCAGAGTCTGACGGCGGCGGGCAGGCGTTGGAGTAGATGGCCGGAAGCGCAAAGGCTGTTTCCAGATTGCCGCCCAGGCTGAACAGCACCACCTGCTCCCCTGGAGACGGGCACCACCAGGTGCGTGATTTACCTGCACGGTAGGTCAGCCAGTTAATCCAGTTGGTTTCGAGGTCGCCTGTTTTCACCCGGCACAGCCAGCCGACCCGGTCCACTTCGGTCACAATGCCGGTGCGGATCAGATTGGTGATAAGGCGCATAATTTCGGTAAGTTGTGCATTCATGCCAAGTAAATTGACATGAAGCATTTATGATGAGAATCAGCTGCGGTTGTGCCATTTATGGCACAACCGCAGCTATCATTGCGTCAGATCGTTAAGAAGGGGACCAATTTCTTGGTAATCGTTTATCCAAATCACGTTGACCCCAAAAGAGTTAGCATCAATTTCTTCAAATCTATGAACAGTTTCAAGCAGTGAAACTGCTATTTTATCAATATTGGTTTCTAATTCGCTGGCAAAATCGGCACTAGAATTACGCAGTATCCTATCAATATTACCAATAACCTCTTCCTTTGAATGTCTGCATTTTATTAAATAATGGGGTTTGGAACCATCGCCTCTAAGTTTCTTAGCAGTATCAAGTAAACGTCTAAGATTTGGATCTGTAAATGAGTGTCCGATAAAAAGACAATTCCCATCTTTAAATTTATTTAATTGCACCATATTACTCCAATGATACAAGTCAACATATTGTCGATGATAGCTTTCATCTGATAATACTAAACTATCATCAAACTCTATTTTTCCTTGCATTGGAAGATAACCATGCACATGATAAATAGGTAATTCATTATGTCGCGCATGTTGGCCAGTTTTTGAGATTACTTTAAATTTAATACCCACATCAGCTTTCGTGAGGGCTTGTTCTAAAACATCATCATAATTATAAGTAATCACTGAGTCTAATCCAGGAGATTTACCAGCTGATATACATAATTTCTTAATAGCCTTTAAGTTACCACTTTCCGCTTCATCATAATACTCGTATAGCACACGTTGAATTTCTTTCTCCAAAGGAGTGTTAACGCTATCAAAATGAAGTTTTAAATATCGCGCTGCTATAAGAGCATTCGGCCCAAAAACCTCATTAAATAATGTAGAAACCATCTTCCTATTTTCATTCGTATCTTCCAAGGCTCGTGCCAGCAACCTTTTCAGCAATTCATTCCAAGTGGGTATTTTATTATCCAAAGATATACCAGCCCCAAGGACAAGAACTAGATTCTCATCATTGAAATTACTTTTGAGATTCCTCAATACAGTTGCTGCCGCTGGCTGACCTATTCCTTTTATTTTCTTCTCTAAATTATTTAGTGAGGTAGAACTGAACATTTCAAAGAGCTTAGAGGCTACTACATCTGTAATAGATAAAGAACCTGCCGATAGTGCCTCTGCCGCAATCGCCGCTGCCTTTACACCTGAACTAGCAGTCGCCTTTTTTGCTTCATTTGCTTCCATCTTAGGTTTTTCAAACTTCTTAGGGTCATTATTTTCTCTCATTTTCACTCTCTTGTATGACTAAGTGTCTAACCTATGCAAGGAAAATTCATACATGAACTAGCTACTTTATACTTTGTTTAAGGTAGCAAAAAGTGAAAAATGCTAACCCGCTAAGTAGCGATATAGAATATGCTTGATTTGACAATTCTCACCAAAGCCAAGTAAACGGCGTTCAGCATAACGTATCTCCGGCCCCCGACTGCTTACACGATCACGCAAGCCATAGTGATGCACGCGGGCTATGCGCTGCACACGGCTCTCAAACTCGACGCTTGCCGTGTCCTGGCTGGCGATGGCTTTCAGGTATTTTGTGGTGCGGAGTTTTGCAAACATCTGCCGACGGATGCGGCCCTGTTTCGTTCTGGCCGTCACACGACGCGGCTCGTAAGCCGTCCCGTCGGGGTTGCGCTGCATCCGGATATTTTTCTGCTGACTGCGGCGCAGCTGCTGCGCCAGCTCCCGCATCATGCGCTTACGTGCGGCAGGTTCCAGTCCCGCCAGCAACGCATCTAACCACGCGTCAACTTTCTGCAGCTCAACCACGGCTCACCGCCCACATTTCGTCCGGTTCCGGCACCGCTTCGACGCTGGACACGTCACCGTCAGCGCTGACTATCACACGCTCTGTCAGTTGCAGATTCAGGCTGATATCACAGATATCATTGCGCAAAATATCGACTTCAAAGGAAAGCAACTTCTCCCGCAGTTCCGGGTTATGAATAGCATCCGGCTGATTTTCCGTTAACCAGGCCACCACCGGCGCCATCAATAACCCCTGATCGCCGCTGAAATCCACAATCACCACATTCAGGGTATAACGATATTCCCATGAAAGTGACGTTGCCCCGGTTGCCACCACCGATCCGTTATCAATGAACAAATGCAGCTTATCCGGGTTATCACGGACATATGGCACCGCGTTATTCAGGGCGCGGCGTAAAGATTGAGGCTTGTTCACTGTTTCGCTCCTGACAGGAAATTATCGTGTCCACTTTGTCGGCGCAGGCCGCCCAGGCCGCCTCCGCTTCATCCAGCGTGGTCAGCAGATCACCGTTAGTGCGTGCCGCCGACTTTTCCAGGCGGCACTGCGTCACTCTGGGACAACCATTCACGGTAAGCAGCACCTCCGGCGAGGGCTGGACGTTCGCGCATCCTGATAACGTCAGCAGGCAGAAGAGTGTCAGCCCAGCGGCGTAAATCCTCATTTTCACGTTTTAACTCCTCAATTCTGCGCTGACGGCTTCGCAGCAGCGCGTTTGTACTTTCTGCCGCCGCGTAAAGCCTTGCCTGTTCCCGGTTATTGGTTTCGGACAGGATGGACAAGGCGATCAGCTGGCTGTTAGTTTTTGCCAGTTTTTCGCCTGTCGTTTTCAGAACCCGCCCTTGCAGCTCGATGGTCTGGCTGGCCTCCTTCATCCGCCATGACTGCCAGCCCAACGCAGCCAGTACCAGCGCCAGAATTATCGCCAGTGTCCGCGTCATATGGTTACGCTCCTTTTAAGCACCAGGACAGCTCCCGCGCGCGGCGGTTATCCAGCCCCGGATTAAATACGCCTTTGACGTATACCCAGCGCGGCAACTGATAGCAGGCATCGCGCCAGCGCTTCTGATTGATAAACTTCACCATGGTTGAACTGCAGGCATTGCCGGTTCCCACGTTGAAGGCCAGCGATACCAGCGCGTCATAGACGTTCTGCGGTACGCTCACCAGGACACAGCGATCCAGTGCCTTCTCCACCCTTAAAACGTTGGTGATGAAACTCCCGGCGGCCTGCCGTTCCGTGATGGTCTTCCCCGGCACCACGCCGGACGTATTGCCAATGCCATCGGTCCACACCCCCGCATCACACTGATACGGCCGCAGGCGGCAGCCCTCGTAATCGGCTATCAGCTTCAACCCTTCCACTGAGGTATGAAGTTGCTGAAAGCCCGGCAGGATGGCGGCAATCGCCAGCACCGCCCCTACCAGGCAGCGTTTAACGATTGAAGGATTCATATTCCCCCTGTGTAATTTTTCCGCCGCGCAGCAGCTGGTAGGTTTTGTGTTTGTAGTACCAGTTGATGGCCAGCATCAGCACGCCAATCAACACACCGCCCACTGTCGACACATCCTTAAGCGATAAATCTCCCATCCATGCCAGCAGTACAGCGATGCAGTACGTGATGAAGGCGCTGATCCGTTCAAGCGTCATATTTCAGTCCCATAACTGGACGGTCTGCACCGTGGAAGTGGTGGCAATATCCGGCAGATCCACCTGCAGCCCGTGTGGTAAGAACGGGCCGTGCTCAGCCAGCCCCGGATTTGCCTGCAGTACCTGCTCCGTGACGCCCTGCGTGCGTCCGTAATGACGCCAGCAAAGCGCGTCCACCGTGTCACCCTGGTACGCACGCACTTTCATCAGATCAGCTCCACCGTACAGTGAGGCGCATCCTGCACCCGGCTAATTGCCCAGCGCGCATCACGCCACAGGTCGCCGCTGGCCTCCGCCAGCTCATCCCCCCTTTTCACACCGGAGGCCGTGGCGTCGTAGTCCTGGTAACGCTCATTCACCTGCGCACGTGCCCAGCAATAAACGGCGTTGTGGTAGTGGTGAATGCGTTCGCTTTTACCGTCCAGCAAGTCCGCCGGTACATCAGCCAGCGTCATAAATCCCAGCGCCTGCTGGCGCTTGCGGAAGTCGTACAGCTCCGCATTGACCTCTGAAATCGCAGACCGGATGAGTTGTCCGAGACGGGGTGACGTCACCGTGCCATCCGTCCGCATCACGCTGCGAAACTCTGATAAATCAACATCGGGCCAGAACGGCGTATTTTTGATAATTTCCGCCTGTTCCGGCGCCTGCTCAGGCGCAACAAACTTCATGCGGGCTTTCTCCTGAAATAGTGGGCGGTGGACGGGGTTTTGATATGGCAAAAGCCTTTCGCCACCCCGTGCCGCCCGTGCGCGGGGCACGTTCCGTTAACGGCTGTCATTGCGCAATCTGCGCTCCAGCTGCTGTTTTTCTTTTTTGACGCCACAGCGTGGATCAAGCTGCAGCGCATGATTGATGTGATTCAGGGCGGAGGCCGGGCTGGTTTCGGTCAGTACAGCGCCAATCGCTTTATGCAGGCGTGCCCGTGACTGGTCTGGCATATCCTGGCCGTCTGTCAGCTCCAGTGTCTGCAGTAACAACCCGGCATCGAAAGATTCACCTGCCAGCAGAGCGGCTTGCGCAGCGTCTGCCATTTCCTCTGCCAGCACCGTCTGGACGTTACGGTTTCCAATGGGCATCACCCATCCGTGCCGCAGCGCATGACGCCCTGCATCCAGCGCACCGGCATAATCACCGGCATCGATACGCCAGAGCATCACAAACATCACCACGTCATCCTGCCGGGCACCATCAGCAGCCAGCACCCCCTCCACCCAGGCGGAATAACGGGGCAGCAGTTCCACTTTGATTTGGGCTTTCTTCACGGTGGACTGGATACCTTTCAGGCGGCGGCGGTCCTCCGCCAGCTGCATCAGCATCAGGTCATACCCCGTCGCGTGGCGAACATTGCCGCCCTGCCGGGCGGCCTGTTCGGCCTGGACGCGCAGGCGGTGCTGCCGTGCGGGACTCAGGCTCATGCGTTACTCTCCGGCACCGGCGCTGAAGTCGCCGATGGTGATGTTTTCCACCAGTGCCACGCATCGGTAATCCTCCACCACATACGCCTCATTGACGGATTCGAAGTTTTCAATACGATCGCGTTTCGGGTTATCAATGACCGAACGGCGGCGGGTATCTTCCTGCCAGTAGATGGACAGGTTATCCAGGCGGGTGATCAGTACGGCATTAGCCGGGAATGACGGGGCGCGAACGGCCTGCAGACCACCCATGCGTTTCTGGCTGATAATCAGATCAGCAGCCAGCGCCTCCGTGTTTGCCTGGTCCTTATTGACCAGCGGGAAATACTTGTCGGACAACAGCTCACGACCACAGATCACGACCAGTTCGGCGTCATCCTGGAAAATAGGGTCAATCAGCTCATTGACAGCATCCATCACCAGCGCATCCAGGTTGGCATATTTACCGCCCTTGCCTACCTTCACCGGGTCTGCGGTGGTAGTGCCATCTTCTGCCGTGGTGCTGCCCATCACGCAATCCGGGGCATCCTCGCGGACCTTCTGCAGCCAGCCTTTGTTAACGTCCTGCAGCAACGGATTGGCGGCACGGTCTGAGGTTTTGGCACGCTTCACGCCATTAAACCCAATCATGATGCGGTCCAGCGCCTGACGTTTCACGATGGCGTTACGGATGCGTACCTGAAAATCCTGGAATTTCGCCCACATATCCAGTTTTGCGTAGGTCAGCACCGTATCAAAGTTGGTCTGTTCGCATTTGTACTCAACATCCACCATCTCAGTGGGATCGGTTGGCTCGCGCTCCTTCGTGGTCGTGTCAGTGGTCCCGGCAATGGTGCTGCCGACGCCCAGGCCCAGAAGCTGGCCTGACTGCTCCGCCACACCAATCACGTTAACCATGGTCAGAAATGCCGTGGACTGCTGGATCTGGTCTTCCAGCGTCTGCTGCACCGACGGCTCAACGGTGAATTTGCTGGAAAGTTCTTCCACTTCCACGTTATTCAGGCGTGCCAGCTGCTGCAGGTAGGCGTTAAAGGCAAAACGTGTGTGCTTTTTCATTGGTTCTTATGCTCCATCAGCAATTGGTCAGTGTGCCTGCCGGTGCGTTTCCGCCCGGCGCGCGCTGGCGATAATCTTTGCGGCTGTCTTCCTGGCTCAGCCGCTGCTCCAGTTCAGCAAAAGCGGTCTGCTGTTCCTGCAGGGAGGCTTCCAGCTCAGCAATGCGCGCATCCTGCGCAGACAGGGAGTGATCAGTACGTTCGCTCAGGTTTTGCTGTTCCGTAGCAATCAGCTCCACCGCGCGATGCACGTCAGAAAAACGCGCTTCATCGTTCTGTTCTTTTTTGGTGAACATCGCGGCAACGCGGGAAAACAGGGAGGGTTTTTCGTCCTGGACTTCTTCCCACTCGATCAGCGTTTCTTCTGCGGCGGAAAATAGGTTTTCAGGGTTTTGCTTGCGGCCTGCCAGGGGGTTACTTCTGGCGCTGGCGCTAAACTGCAGCATTTCAGTACCGAGGCTTGCGGGATCATCCGTCGCCGCCAGGCCAACCAGGTAGGCTTTGCCGGTATCGGCAAAACTGGTATTGACCTCCATCGAGGTAAACAGCTTTTGCAGATTACGGGTATACGCCACCAGGTCCTCTGACGGGGTGATCCACGCATACAGGGCCATTTTCCCTTTCAGCGGGCCGTCTGCAATCTCCTCTGCCTCCAGCTTATCCACGGTCCCGAAACGGCGGAATGGGCTATCAGGAGTGTAACCCTTGATGTGCTCCAGATTAATCAACGCGGTATACACCTGCGGGTCATAGCTCGCCGCCATCTGTTCCAGCCAGGCACGCTCAATATTGCGCCCGTCTGTCGTTGCCCCTTCCACACCGATGCGGAAGCGCTTTGCTTTTACAGCCATGTGACCGACTCCATCAAATAACTCTGTGAGGCCTTATGGTTGCTGCGATGGAGGGGGGGAAACAACGCGCGGACCTTGTGCGGTAAACCATACAAAGGCCAGCCGGGGAAAGGCGGCAGGCAAGGCCGTATGTTTGTGCCATGGAAACGATGACCCCCGCAGACCTCGATCCCCGCAGGCAGGCATTACTGCTGTATTTTCAGGGATACCGCGTAGCCCGCATTGCTGAAATGCTGGGCGAAAAAGTTGCAACCGTTCACAGCTGGAAAAAGCGCGACAAGTGGGGCGAATATGGCCCACTCGATCAGATGCAGCTCACCACTGCCGCCCGCTATTGCCAGCTCATCATGAAGGAGCACAAGGAAGGGAAAGACTTTAAAGAAATAGACCTGCTGGCGCGCCAGTCCGAGCGCCACGCCCGCATCGGTAAATTTAACAACGGCGGTAATGAGGCGGACCTTAACCCCAACGTGCAAAACCGCAACCGCGGCCCCCGCAAGACACCAGAAAAGAACCTGTTTACTGACGAACAGATCGAAAAGCTGGAAGAAATTTTCCGCAACGGAATGTTTGAATATCAGCGCCACTGGTGGGAAGCAGGAATTAAGCACCGCATCCGCAACGTGCTTAAATCGCGCCAGATCGGCGCTACGTATTATTTCGCGCGTGAAGCGCTGATGGACGCCCTGATGACAGGGCGAAACCAGATTTTCCTGTCAGCCAGTAAAGCCCAGGCGCATGTTTTTAAGCAGTACATCATCGAGTTTGCCAAAGAAGTCGACGTGGAATTAAAAGGCGATCCCATGGTGCTGCCTAACGGCGCCACGCTGTATTTTCTCGGGACCAACGCCCGCACCGCACAGAGCTACCACGGCAACCTGTATCTTGATGAGTATTTCTGGATCCCGAAATTTCAGGAGCTACGTAAAGTCGCCTCCGGCATGGCACTGCACAAGAAATGGCGCCAGACCTATTTCTCAACGCCTTCCAGCCTGACGCACAGCGCTTACCCGTTCTGGTCCGGCGCCCTGTTCAATCGCGGGCGGGCAAAAGCTGATCGCGTTGATATCGACCTGACCCACTCAGCCCTTGCTGCCGGTCTGCTTTGCGCTGACGGTCAGTTCAGACAGATCGTGACGGTGGAGGACGCCGTGCGCGGTGGCTGCAACCTGTTCGACCTCGACCAGCTGCGCCTGGAGTACAGCCCCGACGAGTACCAGAACCTGCTGATGTGTGAGTTCATCGACGATCTCGCCTCCGTTTTCCCACTGGCTGACCTGCAGGCCTGCATGGTGGACAGCTGGGAAGTCTGGGAAGACTTTCAGGCGCTGGCCCTGCGTCCGTTCGGCTGGCGCGAAGTCTGGATCGGCTATGACCCGGCGAAAGGTACCCAGAACGGTGACAGCGCTGGCTGCGTAGTCATTGCCCCGCCGACGGTGCCCGGCAGTAAGTTCCGCATCCTTGAGCGTCATCAGTGGCGCGGAATGGACTTCCGCGCCCAGGCAGAGGCCATCCGCAAACTGACTCAGCAGTATAACGTGACCTACATCGGCATTGACTCCACCGGCGTCGGTCACGGTGTTTATGAAAACGTAAAAGGCTTTTTCCCTGCCGTGCGGGAGTTTGTCTATAACCCCAATGTCAAAAACGCCCTGGTGCTCAAGGCATACGACATTATCAGCCACCGCCGTCTGGAGTTTGACGCCGGGCATACCGACATTGCGCAGTCATTTATGGCTATCCGCCGCGCCACCACCGCCAGCGGCAACCGTCCAACCTATGAAGCCAGCCGCAGCGAAGAAGCCAGCCACGCCGATCTGGCCTGGGCAACGATGCACGCACTGTTTAACGAACCGCTGCAGGGCGAAGCCGCCAATACCAGCAACATTGTGGAGATTTTTTAATGCCTGAGAATACCGCACAGGATGCGATGCCACCTGACGTACAACCCAATGATGCAGCGACTACCCAGGAGTTCAGCTTTGGCGATCCCATTCCGGTACTGGACCGCCGCGAACTTCTGGATTATGTGGAGTGTGTGCAGATGGACAGATGGTATGAGCCGCCAGTTAGCTTTGACGGGCTGGCGCGGACCTATCGCGCCGCTGTCCATCACAGCTCACCGATTGCTGTTAAGCGAAATATTCTAACCAGCACGTTTATCCCTCACCCGCTTTTGAGCCAGCAGGCATTCAGCCGTTTTGTACAGGACTATCTGGTTTTTGGTAACGCCTATCTGGAGAAGCGCACCAACCGGCTTGGCGGCATTCTCTCACTGGAGCCATCACTGGCGAAATACACCCGCCGCGGTCTTGACCTCGACACCTATTGGTTTGTGCAATATGGGCTTATTACACAGCCTTATGAGTTCACAACGGGTAGCATCTTTCACCTTATGGAACCTGATATCAATCAGGAGATTTATGGACTGCCTGGTTATCTCTCCGCCATCCCGTCAACCCTGCTTAATGAGTCAGCAACGCTGTTCCGCCGGAAGTATTATCTCAACGGCAGCCACGCAGGATTTATCATGTACATGACCGACGCAGCGCAGAATCAGGAGGATGTGAACAATATCCGCCAGGCAATGAAAAATGCCAAAGGGCCGGGCAACTTCCGCAACCTGTTTATGTACTCGCCAAACGGCAAAAAGGACGGCATTCAGATCATCCCGCTGTCAGAGGTTGCGGCTAAGGATGAATTTCTAAATATAAAGAATGTTAGTCGGGACGACATGATGGCTGCTCACCGAGTTCCACCACAGATGATGGGCATCATTCCCAACAATACGGGCGGCTTTGGTGACGTTGAAAAGGCTAGTCGTGTTTTTGTTCGCAACGAACTGATCCCATTACAAAAACGTTTACTGGAATTAAACGATTGGAAAGGTGACGAAGTTATTTCGTATGCACCATATATTCTGGGCAGGGAAGAATAAACAAATAGCCGCTCAACTGAGCGGCTATTTTCATATTAAAGAATCAAGATATTCAAAATTCATCATACTTTCTAAACTCGTCCCCATACGCCCATATCTAAACCCTGTCCCCCCCATTCTCTCAGCACCTTCTTTAATCTTCAGTTTAATATCTTTCACTGAATTCATTCCCGCAACAATTTCCAATTGCTTAAAATAATGACGCTGTGCAGCCCTTATAAATAATTCAGGCCTGTAATTATAACCCGTATAATTTAAGGTATTAGGATACCAATAGACATCATTACAAAATGAATAAAACAGAATTAACAAGTCAGCTTGTTTTATATCATTAAAAGTAATATCTTCGCGATCAGCATTCCTTTTAATTAATTCCGCAAAAGGAGAAATAAAACGACTATCTCCTTCAAATCCTGACTGGAGGGTATCAGAATCAGCCAAGAATGCGTTTATTGTAAGTAGCCGCTGATCTAACGGCAGGTGTCTATCACTAGATAAAAACCTAGCAGATAGCAATGAATGTATTAATTGGAATTTTTCCAATCTAATTAATATAGCCACAGAATATAAAAAAGTCTCTAATGCGAAAAATTTCTGCGCATCATACCAGTTTGTTTGCCATGACGTAACTGTTTCCGGAACTTCGCTTAATGCAATAATTTTTTCGAAGAATTTTATCAGTTCTATTGAAAATAAGTTTTGTTCTGTAAATTCCGCCTCAAGTGAAATCCATTCGCATATATAATTCCTTATCGGTTTCATTGCCGCAACATCGCTGATTATTTTTTTGCCCATGCTTACAACATCAGTATGCTCAGGCGCAGTTCTAGTTCTCATCCTGTCTAAATAATCAATTATTGTTTCAACGAAATCCCGTCGATAATAATTAATACCTTGCTTATTTTGCATAATTGCTTGTTTAAAACTATTAAACTTTGCATGCGGTTCACTTACAGAATCATACACCCCACTATCTAAATAGCTAGGCCTTTTCCCAAGCTTAGGCTTTACATCAGCCGGTTTTCCATTTAGTAGCCTTACCAATCGTTCCCAATTATGATTTTCCTTCTCTGGGGTTGAAAGATCGATCCATATCAACGATCTCATAAATACAGGAAGACACGGCTCAGAATTTTCATCGAACTCACAAACTATAGGTATGAATTTTGATTGTTCAACCTGGGTATACACTTGTTGTGATATAATCTGAGATTCGGTACCAACCCCACTTTTCTTGTTATCGGCTTTTTCTGTGTACACAGAATCACACATCACAAGTACATTTGTGATACTTTTGTCGATAACCATTTTCTCCATAAATGCATTTTTGTCATGGCCCTCCTTCAAGTCATATATATCAATGATAACATCGACCCCATCACCCAAAAGCCTGTCTGCTATCGCCTTGACTCTTTCTTTATGCGCAGGGCTACTCCAACTATATGATATAAATACCTTTGGCGTCATAGTCAGTCCTTATCGACTTTATTAGATACTCGATCATAAGTTACTGCGCATAGCTGGTTTCAGCAAGACTAAACCATAATCACAGGTTACGATCTTTCCTGTAACATTGATTGTTGAGGTTTCGATGTTTGCCTGTACCCTACTACCAAACTGAAGTAGGAAGAAAGTTAACGGTGGAATAGAATTTTCACCATTATCTCCTGTTGCGCGCGCTCGTATCCCCGCCACGCCTGCCCGCTTTGTGTAGTGGTTTTCATGCACCTGCATGAGATATGAAAAAGCCCGCCAGAACTGGCGGGCCGGAGCCAAAACGATCTTCAAACGATCATGCAGATTCATGCGGCATAGTCATGCACTCGCTTTTTTTCAGGTTAGCCTGAAATCATCATCAAAATCCATGAAGTTTTCAGCCACTCGAGATGAGAGGATGATGTACTTAACCCCCTCACTAAGGGGAACGGGGCGTTCAAGTTCAAGCATAAAAACACCATCATAGGTTTTACCCAGCCAGAACCCGCCGCCGCAGGATTTTGGCCGCTGAAACAGCACCCAGCCACCCGGGACATACTTCATTAATGGCTCATAGCGATAAACGACCTGATAATTGCTGTCTTTAGACCCCATAGCCTAACGCCTCGCCTTGCTCGTTGTTCAACGTTGCAGGCGGTAAAAACCAGTTTTACCGCCTGCAACATTTTGTTAATGCAGCCAGCTGTCGTCTTCCCAGACCCGCTGCATAATTTCCATTACCCGCTGCTTATCCTCATCAAGTTTTAAGCCGGTCAACTCGATACCGTTGGCACTGCCTTTGCGAATGCGGATCGCCGTCTTGGGATAAAAAGGGGTCAGGTTGCGGTAAAGCTCGGTTTCGAGTGCTTCGAGTGTCGCTTGGCTAATTTTCTGCTCTTTATCAATCATTATTACGACACGCATGGAGATCATCCCCCTAACTGGAAACATCCATTGTCCGGCTGTACTCATGGCTACGGATTTTCGCCATTAATTCATCAGTCAGCTCTGAGACCCACTGGATAGCAAGCCGCTTCTCTTCATCGCTGCACTCACTAGCCGCTACAAGCTTGATAAAAAAATCAATACGCTGGAGCTTCAACGACTCCAAAAGATAGTCCTGCATTTTCCCTCCGATCCTCACTACAGGATATGTAATGCCACATCCCTACATACGGACAACCAAATACTGTATATGCATACAGTATAATACGTTTTTTAAGTTGTAAAATACTTTTTATCATTCAATCAGATGTGTCCGATGTAGCAGAAAAAAGGCGAAAAATTCGCCCCTTCATCAGTACCATTGGCGCCATTTGTCATCTTCCTGCAGCCTTTGGTTCCGGTAAAAGACACGCAGACCTGCACCGGATGGAATACTGCCACCGCACAAAAGCAGATCGATCTCCGCCTCCGAACCATCAAAGCCTCTCGATTTAAGTTCATACTCCAGCTGCAGGCGCTGCTGTTTATCCACATCCTGCCTGTACCCTTTCCGGCGCTTAGGCTTAACCATCCGAAGCCGTGCGTTTAGCTCCCTCAGCTCCTTTTTGCTCATGCTATGGAGATATTCCTGCAGCTCCCGCTCATCCATACCCGCAATATCCGGTAAATCCTGCCCGCTTACGGCCCCGTTTTCGTTCATTTTTTCCACAGGGGGACAGTTATTGCCACGAGTCCAAGGGGCGCAAGCGCCCTGGTCGGCTGGCGCCTCCTGAACGTCAACGGCCTTACGAACCATTTTCCACTTCATCGCATGCGTGCAAATCCGGCCCTCAATAATCGGGGACCAAATGCCATAAATACGGATGCCGTGATCGCCATAGGCTGATGGCTCGTCATTGAGTTCATAAGCCGTGCGGACCAGGTGATGTTTACGCGGAACCAGTACGCCGCCCTGTTTCATGATGTAGGTGGCAAAACACCCGGCATCGGCTGCCGCCAGCACGGCATCCAGACGCGGGTTATCCAGTACCGGCGCACCTGCTTTTTTATCGGCCTGCTGTCGCGCGGCCTGGCCTGCCAGCAAACGCAGCTCTCGATAAGCCTGGCGGCCCGGTATACCGAAAAAGCGGAATTGCTGGACGCGATGCAGCGAAGCCCAGGCATTGACATGTTCGGCATTGTCCCGCAGTGATCTGCCGGTTTCTTTGCTGATTTCATTACCCAGGCCGCGGCCGTCGATGTTCTTACTGATGTACTTCGCGATGTAGCTGGTAGGCGTCCCCTTGCGCGGGTTGATCAGCTCAGATTTAAAGCGAGGGCCGGTATTATTTCCCAGCTCCTCGCGGTCCTCACGGATGGCAAATTTACGCAGCAGCGCAGTGATGGACTTGCGGTCTTTTTTGCGCATGAAGCAAAGCAGGTGCCAGTGCACGGTGCCGTCATGGTGTGGCTCAGCAACGCGGACGCCATACCAACGCAGCCCGGCTTTGTGCATCGCCTTGCGGAAAGCGGCGAACGTATGCACCAGATAGTCGCTGCTCTGCCGGACCGTTGCACTGGTCCATTTCGGGTTTGGCCTGCCGTTATTGAGCGTTGCGTGAAAGCGTGACGGGCAGGTGATGGTATAAAACACCGCGCAGTCTCCGCGCATTTCCGCGATTAACTCCAGCCCCTTAACACAGGCCATCATTTCATTACGACGGTGCGCCGGATTGCTGCTACTGGCGTTTACCACGTCTTCCATATCCAGCGTATCGCCCTGCTCATTGGTCAGCTCATGCGAGCGGAAGAACTCCAGCGATTTGCGGCGCTGTTCGCGTTTATGGATCACGGCCTCATAGCTGACATACGGGGACGCCTTTTTGTTAACCAGGCAGACGGCGCGCAGCTGTTCTTCCCGCCATTCACACCGCATCTGCCACAGCTTGCGATACCACCAGTCAGCACAGAGCATACGGGCAAGCGAACCCGGAATAAGTTCGTATGGTACCGGGTTACGGCGGTGCTTTTTGCGGCGCAGCTGCTCGAAGGCAGGCGGGATAACATCAAGGCGCATGGCCTCAGCGGCCACCCTTTCCCATGACCGGCGGATCTCTTCTGGCGTAACGTCTTCATCCGTAAACAGCTCACCGCAGGCAGCATCCAGACACATGCTCATGTGTGCCGCCACCAGGGTAGATAACCGCTTAACCTGCTCCTGGTTCATTTCCGGCAGAACCAGCAGGCCCTCCAGCCCGTCGTGGCTCGCCATAAACCGGAATGACGCAGAAACCTGGCTGGCACGCACGCGCTCCAGGCGTTCAAGGCACGACCTGATGGTTTCACGTAGATAGCGGGAATATGCCTTCGGCTTTCCCAGGCCCTCGAAATATTTAATGCGCTCAAGCAGCGGCTTGCTGATATGTGATGGTTCAGCGCTTACGTCTGCCAGAATCACCAGATCGGGATTAAACCGCTGCTGCTCGCGGGCCATTTTGGCACGGCTGATCAGCCGGTCCTGCTCCATTTCACGCTGAACAGGATCACGGGCTTCATTGTAGAAATAGCGTTCCCAGACCTCATCGCTCATCGCCTCACGGCGCAGCTGCTCCTGCTCGTTGTCGCTGGCGTAGAGGGCGATCAGGTTTGAAAGCGCAGACACCGGCGCAACTTCCGCCGGGTCCACATACGGGTTAACCGCTTTTTTCGGGGCATTCCAGACAAAAGCAGTGGCGGCATCATCTGCACCGCCGTAGTTTTTAACGTCGTGATGGCTCACACAAATACTCTCTTTGGAAAGTTTCGTAAGACGCACTCACGACTGGATACGCTGCCAGATCAAACCCGGACCAGATCAGAGGTTGAGAAACAGCGATAATTTCAGTTGCAGACTTACCATCACCACCGGCAACGCCCATACTGCGTTTTGCGTTAATACGGTGGCGGGTAAAACTCTGGTAAATCGCGTTCGTCAGCTCGGTTTCACTGTTCGACACAACAACCTGATGGCCTGCTGATGCCAGTACATCAAGAGTCGTCGCCAGGCGACGCTGTTCAAGCTCATTGAAACCATCAGTGTGATAATCGGTAAATGTACCGTCATAAGGTGGGTCGCAATAAATCACATCACCTACTTTGACCATTGCTAAAGTTTCCTCATAGCTGGCACAAATGAAGGTGGCGCGTTTTGCTTTCTCTGCAAATGCTCTGATTTCGTCTTCCGGGAAATATGGTTTTTTATAATTCCCGTATGGAACGTTAAATTCACCTTTCCTGTTATAACGGCACAATCCACGATAACAGTGGCGATTTAGATAAAGGAAAAATACAGCTTTCCAGAAATCGGTGATTTCAGACGAATGATTAAAGCCCTGACGGATGTTGTAATAAGACTCTGCGCTATTTGTGCCTAAAAAGAAATGTTTTGCATTTGAAATGAACTTCTCACAGTCAAATGCAATCTGCTTATAAAGATTAATCAGGTCTGAATTAATATCCGCGACAAGATAATGAGGATACTCTGTCGCCATCATCACAGCGCAGGAACCCGCGAAAGGTTCAACCAGTCGCGGGCCTGCAGGCAGGTGCTTTTTCAGCTCATGCATGACGGCGGTTTTATTGCCCGCCCATTTCAGGATGGTGCTCATACAGCACCACCATTGTAATGTTTGCCTTTCAGCTCTGCGATTTCCTGACAGGTGATGCAGCACTGCACGCCAGGAATAGCGCGGCGGCGGGCAGGCGGTATTGGTGCGTCGCAGTCAATGCACAAGACACGGGAAACGCCCGGCGCTTTACTGCGGGCGGTGTGGATGTGCCGCTGGCGTTCTTCTTCAACGCGCTGCTGTACGAGGTCCATAGAATCAGCCATCAGTGGATCTCCTGCGCTTCGTTCTGGATGTTTTCCGCAGCAACGCGCAGCAGCTCCGCCGCCTCAACGTGATTAAGCTGGCGCGATGTGATGTGACACGCCAGGCTATCAAGACGGGCAGCCATTGCCGCAGCACGTGCACGGCGTTCTTCCATGCGGGCCTCTGTCAGTATCTGGTTAAGACCTGCATCATCCGGGCCGATTTTGTTGGAACGGGTTTCTATATTTCGCATTGTTGTTTCTCCTGAATTTTGGCAAAAGAATGCCCGGCGGGTTTACGCCAATAATTTCTGTTACTGGTTAATTCGGCATGGTTAGCCGCTTTGGAAATAAGCTCACCACTGCACGAAAATGGTTCATTGCTTTTATCAGCTCCCGCTTTTCGTCAGTCGTCAGCTTATTCATATTGACGTTATGACGATCCGCCGGAATCTTAGCCATAAAGAATATGGCGGCTAAGGCACGCTCATTCTGTTTATGGTTAATATCTCGCTGGTCCCGCATATCGCTAATAAAACGCTCCAGTTCAGGTTCTATATTCAAGCCGAACACTTTCGCCCTAAGCTCTGCAATATGATTCAGGCCATCCAGCCGATGCCCCGGACTTAGTGGAACAGTCGCAGAATCGCCTTCAATAGCCATGGTTTCCCCTGTTTAGTAGTACGCAGTTCAGCCAGCAGCGCATCCTGCGAGCGGCACGGATGCCAGCGCTTGCCATCCTTCCCCATGATCCAGCCATGCCCGAAATGAGGTGATGGGCTTTGCTTAACGAGCAGCGATGCGAGTGATGGTTGTTTAGTCAACATAGCCACCTCAGATCAAACCAAACGAGGCACCCAGGCCAGTGACTGTATCAATGGTGCTGGCCATCGCCGGGCTTGCCTGCAGGCGCGCCTGCAACGTCACTGCGGTTAATGCCATCAGTCGAGTAACTGAATTGATGCTATCAACAATCTGGCGGCGCCCTGCCGTTGTGTGCGCTTCGCCGGAAACAGCGCCAGCAGCTACGCGGCCGATTTCTGCCGTGGCTTTCAGTACGTAGTCCGGCATTTTCTCCCGAGCGACTTCGTTTAGCGGCACGCACGGCAGGCAGTGGATCTGCGCCAGGAAACCATCAACCAATGCGGAATCCTCGGTCAGATCAGTAAGCAGCCAGATTTCCGGTGCGGTAAGTTGGTGCGGCTGGTCAGGGTTTAGCTTATTACGCAGTGTCTGGACATTCATTCCCGCGCGTTCTGCCAGTTTCGCCATGTTATGACGCAGCGCGAAAGCCCGGCAGGCCTCTTCAAAATGTGGATGTTTGGAAATCCTGAAATCAAACATGTTCGTCGCTCCAAAAGTTCTCATAATTGGACTTACTGACCAACGATGATGCGGAAGTTGGAGTGACCAAGGGACTCACGAACCTGATCGGTTTTGTACATCAGGTAACGCAAACTTACACGACCTTTATTTTTTTCTTTCTTTACCATGTACTTAGCGAGTTTTCCATGGTGGATTTTTTGATAAACAGAACCGCGTGAAATACCTTCCCATTCCGCGAACTCTGCAGGAGTTGCCATCTCTTTTGGTACACGAATTGAAATATCTGTGCTCATAGGGCAGTATCTCTTGGTTTGGTTTCGTTTTATCTCGTTTTATTTGGTTGAGGTTTGTTTTTCTAACCTCGATCGAATACTAAGATCACATTTTATATACGTCAAGGGTTTTGCTTATGAGATCTATCAAGGTTGGCAATGACAGCGGAGGACGTGAAGCAATCAATAGGCTGATTAAGGCTTATAAATTCAACTCTCGACAGCAACTATGCGACCATCTTTCTGTTTCAAAAAGCACTATGGCAAACAGATATTTAAGGGATAGTTTTCCCGCGGAATGGGTTATACAGTGCGCTCTTGAAACTGGGGTTTCGCTACTTTGGTTAGCTACCGGGCAGGGAGATAAAAATGATAATAATGCTCAGGAAAATAGTTTTGGTTTTGTGAACCACTGCCACATCAAACCGTTATCCGAGGTAGTAGCACCTGAAATTGACAAGGCCACATTGGATGGTGGAGCTTTAGTTGACCATGGAAAAGTCATACTAGATAACAGCCTGATCCCTCACAACATAGCTAATCCGTGGCTCATCCATACGGATGATGGTTCCTATCTCGTTGACCGTAGCGGCACTCCGCCAGTAAACGGTACATGGCTCGTCGATATCGATGGGATAAAAACGATGGCAAAGCTTGCACGAATCCCCGGTAATCGATTAGTTGTCCAGCAGGGCGAATCATCTTTTGAGTGCAGCCTTGATGATATTGAGGTCGTAGGCCGGGCAGTTAAAGTCATAAAGAGCATCTGAACATGACCATCAGAAAACAGCCGAACGGAAAGTGGTTGTGCGAGTGCTATCCGAACGGGCGGGACGGCAAGCGCGTGCGCAAGCAATTTGCGACAAAGGGCGAGGCTATAGCATTCGAAAATTTCACCATGGATGAAGTGAACAAAAAGCCGTGGCTGGGTGAAAAGGAAGATCGGCGGCGTTTGTCAGAATTGATTGAGCAGTGGCACTCCCTTTATGGCCAGACGCTCGCAGACCCCAAGCGCCTGATGGCGAAACTCAACATTATTTGTAACGGCCTAGGCGATCCCATCGCATCGGAGCTAACAGCCGGTGACTTTACCAGATATCGAGAAGCACGATTAAAAGGTGAGATACGAAACGAAGACGGCACGCTAATGTCGCCAGTAAAGCCCCGCACGGTAAACCTGGAACAGCGTAACTTATCATCCGTTTTTGGCACCTTGAAAAAGCTGGGCCACTGGTCAGCGCCTAACCCGCTCGCCGGGCTGCCTACATTCAAAATTGCAGAGGGAGAACTGGCATTCCTGGCCCCGGACGAAATTAAACGCCTGCTTGATGCCTGCGCTGACTCTCAAAGCCCCAGCTTGTTGAGTATTGCAAAAATATGCTTGGCCACCGGCGCGCGGTGGAGTGAAGCCGAAAACCTGCAGGGCCATCAGTTATCTAAATACCGGATCACCTATACCAAAACCAAAGGCAAGAAAAACCGAACCGTACCGATATCTCAGGATCTATATGACGAACTCCCCAAAAACAGAGGGAAGTTGTTCACTCCATGTAGAAAAGCGTTTGAGCGCGCAGTGAAACGAGCAGGTATTGAACTGCCGGAAGGACAGTGCACTCACGTGCTGCGTCACACATTTGCCAGTCATTTTATGATGAACGGCGGGAATATACTTGTTCTGCGCGATATTCTAGGCCATGCCGATATAAAAATGACTATGATTTATTCTCATTTTTCTCCAGACCACCTAGAAGATGCTATATATAAAAACCCAATTTTAGGATTAGAAAAATATGGTAACGGTAACTAATAGTACTGCATACGGCTCACTTTTTTCCTCATTGCGTAGCTGCTCAGAAATAACGCCACCATGTGAAATAAAAGATGGCACAAGCGACATCATCGAAGACTTTAATGTAAAGTGTGAAAGCTATATAAAAATTTTAAAATCCCATACGTCAAACCTAGCAAATCATCATCACTTATCAACTAAAATGGCTATGCAAAGGCTACGACGTTATATGAGGACCATCTACGATGTTCAAGACACTATATCTGAGTGTTTAGAGCATTTTTTGTCAGGTGATATTCAAGCTGCCTACGACCTCTTCGATAAGACCTTTAGTAGTAAAAGTAAAAGTGAGCATCTTAAAAACATTTGTATAAACCTGAACGAAATTTGTAATGATGACAGACCCTTATATAGAGTAAGGAAATCAGATCGGTTTTTAGAAGATCGCAAGGAATTATTTCACATCCCATTTACAATGAGGCACTTAGTAAGTGCACAAAGATATTCTGTTGCTGGCCTTCCTTGTCTATACCTCGGAACATCACTATATATTTGCTGGCAAGAAATGGGAAAGCCTGACTTTGATAGACTTTATATATCGTCATTTAAATCGATAAGCAGCCCAACCGACAAGTTAATATTAAACTTCTCCTCGGAATTATTAAACTCGTCAATATCCCTTAAAAAAGATTATATTCTAAGAGTTATCCCCGAGGAGATATTAATTTCATATTTATGTTTGTGGCCATTAATAATTGCATGCAACTACATCAAAAAGCAACCTGATGCAGCGTTTAATGAAGAGTACATCATTCCTAACATATTAATGCAATGGATAAGCAAAAGAGAGCGCTCACCTATAATTGGCATAGCATATCGCTCAACTAAAATAACATCCATCAAGCATAGCAACTTGGCAATTAATGTTGTAATTCCACCTAAAGCAACTTACAAGCAAATGACAACAAATTTATATTGCCCAACTCTTTCTAAAACATTCAAATTAACAAAGCCTATATCATGGCAACTTCTTAAAACCTTAGATTATCCAATTAAAAGAGATACAGAATTTGATAAGGCAATCGATCATATACAAAATAGAGAAATTCAAAACTTTCATGAAGATTTGGTTAAATTTTATCCAATAACCGATTTCAGACGTCTTGAAAAGACCATTGATGAAGTTTTACCTTATGAGCCAATAGAAGGCAATTAA